AATGTGCTACCTTAAGAACCGTCGTTCAGGTTTTTCTTTTATGTCCTCTGCAGAAACAGTTAACTTAGCCACTATATCGAGTGATAGTAGATATGGGATATTATCTAAGTCTGGTGCCGATGCGAAGAAAATGTTTACGGATAAAGTGGTACCTATATCAATTAATTACCCTTTTTTCTTTAAACCTATACAGGATGGTATGGATCGTCCAAAATCTGAGTTAGCATATCGAGTTCCTTCTACTAAGTTTACTCGTAAGAAAATCCAGAGCAATGAGAAGCTAGAGGAGCTTGCTGGTCTTGACACAACAATAGACTGGAAGAACACAGGTGATAACAGCTATGACGGTGAAAAGCTAAGTCTGCTGGTACATGATGAGAGCGGTAAGTGGGAGAGACCTGATAATATATTAAATAACTGGCGAGTAACAAAGACTTGCTTGAGACTTGGAAGTAGAATCGTAGGGAAATGCCTTATGGGATCTACTTCAAACGCGTTAGATAAAGGAGGTAGTAACTTTAAAAAATTATACAATGACTCAGATGTTTCTAAGCGAAACCGTAATGGACAAACAAAGTCTGGGCTTTATTCTCTCTTTATCCCAATGGAATGGAACTATGAAGGATTTATTGATGGATTCGGATTTCCAGTCTTTGATAATCCACGTGATGGAGAACGACTGGGACCAGACGGTGAATTAATAGATATTGGAGTTGTAGACAGTTGGGAGAATGAAGCTGAAGGATTAAAAGATGATCAAGATGCTTTAAACGAGTTCTACAGACAGTTTCCTAGAACTACAGAGCATGCTTTCAGAGATGAAAGTAAAAACAGTATCTTTAATTTAATGAAGATATATGAGCAGATAGATTACAACGAAGGTAGTAGACACGCTGCTCATACTACAACTGGAAGTTTTAGCTGGGTAAACGGTATTAAGGATTCACAGGTGGTTTTCCACCCAGATCCAGGTGGAAGATTTAAAGTTAGTTGGGTTCCCCCATCTCACTTACAAAATAAACAAATAATAAAAAATGGTATTAAGTTCCCAGGGAATGATCATGTTGGCGCGTTTGGCTGTGATAGTTATGATATTAGCGGTACTGTTGATGGCAAAGGGTCAAAAGGATCACTTCATGGATTAACTAAATTTTCTATGGAAGACGCACCTTCGAGTACGTTTTTTTTAGAGTATATAGCAAGACCACAAACCGCAGAAATATTCTTTGAAGATGTTTTGATGGCATTAGTGTTCTACGGTATGCCTTTATTAGCAGAGAACAATAAACCAAGATTACTGTACTATTTGCGCCGAAGAGGCTATAGAGGTTACAGTATGAACAGACCAGATAAAACTTGGAAGAAACTATCAGTCGCCGAAAGAGAAGTAGGTGGCATACCAAACTCAAGTGAAGACATTAAACAAGCTCACGCCTCCGCTATAGAAATGTACATACAGGGTCACGTAGGGCATTTAGGTGAAGGCAACTACGGTACTGTTTATTTTAACGAGTTGTTAAACGACTGGGCTAAGTTTGATATAAATAAAAGAACAAAGCATGACGCTTCTATAAGTTCTGGTTTAGCTATTATGGCTTGCAACAGGCACTTATATGCGCCAAATGCTAAGGTTGAAAAGCAACCACTAGGATTAAATATAGTGAAATACGATAATAAAGGGTTTAACTCCCAGATAATAAAATAACATGGCTGAGTCAGTATATGTAAATTTTCCTTCTCAAGCGGTTCCTGACCTAGAGAAAATGAGTGCCGAATATGGCCTCAAAGTAGCTAGGGCTATTGAGCAAGAGTGGTTTAAAGATTCTTATAGCAATAGATATAGTGACACTCAACAAAAATACAATAATCTTAGGTTATACGCTAGGGGAGAGCAACCTATCCAAAAGTATAAAGACGAGCTGTCTATAAACGGTGATTTATCATATCTTAATTTAGACTGGAAACCTGTACCTATTATCCCTAAGTTTGTAGACATAGTGGTCAATGGTATGGCTGAAAGGATGTTTAACGTTAGGGCTTATTCTCAAGATCAATACGGCGTAAGTAAAAGAACCGACTATATGCAATCTATGGTTAAAGACATAGAGACAAAAATATACAACGATCAGGCTAAAGCAAATCTTAATGTAGATTTATACGAGAACGAGGAGGCGGAAAGACCAGAAACTAAAGAAGAGTTAGATATCCACATGCAACTTAATTACAAGCAGTCTGTGGAAATCGCTGAAGAGCAAGCTATAAACGTTTTACTTGACGGTAACAAGTATGACTTAATAAGACAAAGAGCATTATATGATCTTACGGTTTTAGGTATAGGTTGTGTTAAGACTAATTTCAACTGGAGTGATGGCGTTACTATTGAATACGTAGATCCAGCTAATATAGTTTACTCGCACACTGATTCTCCATACTTTGATGACATATATTACATAGGAGAAGTCAAAACTGTTCCTATTAATGAGCTAGCTAGAGAATTTGACAATTTAACAGAGTCGGATTTAAAAGAGATACACTCAAGCAGTAGCAAGAGAACGCGATCAGGTAGACACGTTCAGGATATGGATAAAAACAAAGTTCAAGTTTTATACTTTAACTATAGAACCCATATGAACGACGTATATAAAATTAAAGAAACAGGATCAGGTGGTTATAAGGCTATTGAAAAACCAGACACCTTTAATCCACCTGAAAATAAAGAAGGTGGGTACGAAAGACTACAAAGATCCGTAGAGTGCATTTTTGAAGGCGCTATGATTTTAGGTACTGACAAACTTATAAAATGGAATAAGGCCGAAAACATGATGCGTAGTGAAAGCGACTTTAACAAAGTTAAAATGAACTACTCTTTAGTCGCACCAAGAATGTATCAAGGTAGAATTGAATCTATAGTTAGTAGGATTACTGGGTTTGCTGATATGATTCAGTTAACGCATTTAAAGTTACAGCAAGTTTTATCACGCATGGTACCTGATGGGGTTTACCTTGATGCTGATGGGCTTGCTGAAGTAGATTTAGGCAATGGGACTAACTACAATCCGCAAGAGGCTTTAAATATGTTTTTTCAGACTGGATCTGTTATAGGGCGTAGCCTAACTGTTGATGGTGATCCTAATCCTGGTAAGATACCTATTCAGCAAATATCTAATGGCGCTGGGCAGAATAAAATTGGCAGTCTAACAAACACTTATAACTATTATCTCCAGATGATACGTGATGTAACTGGTTTGAATGAAGCTAGAGATGGTAGCTCTCCAGATCCTAAGTCTTTGGTTGGCGTTCAAAAGTTAGCGGCAGCAAATTCTAATGTGGCTACTAGACATATATTATTGTCTTCAATGTTCTTGACATCAGAGATATGTGAGGCGTTGTCTTTGAGGATATCTGACATCTTAGAATACTCGCCAACAGCAGACGCTTTTGTTCAATCAATAGGTGCTCATAATGTAGCTACGCTTAAAGAAATGTCTGAGCTACATTTATATGATTTCGGTATATTTTTAGAGCTAGAACCCGATGAAGAAGAAAAGCAGATGCTAGAAAATAATATTCAAACGGCTTTAGCCCAGCAGTTGATAGACTTAGACGACGCGATTGACATCAGGGAAGTACGTAATGTCAAGCTAGCAAATCAGTTATTAAAAATTAAACGTAAGAAAAAGCAAGATCGTGAGCAAAAACTGCAGCAACAGAACATGGAAGCGCAAGCACAAGCAAATGCGCAAGCTCAACAAGCCGTTGCTCAGTCTGAGATACAAAAAAATCAGGCAAAAACTCAAGCGGAAATTCAATTAGAGCAAACTAAATCTCAAGCTAAACTAGTGCATCTACAGGAAGAGGTTAGATTGAAAAAAGAGCTCATGCAGTTTGAGTTTGATTTAAACACTCAGGTTAGAGATAAAGAGCAGAGTGAAAATAGGGGTATTGAAAAAATGAAGGAGGACGGAAAAGATAGACGAGAAAATATTAAGCAAGGTGCTAAAAAGTTTGAATCTTCAGGTAATGATATACTTGGAGGTGGAATGGGTTTAGATGATTTCAACCCACAGATAGGTAATTAATTATATAATATTGTATTATGGAAGATGTAAAAAACGAAGAGGTGACCGAAGAGGTTATCCAAGAAACACCCCCTGTAGAGGAGGTTGCTGAGGAGCAAAAACCTGAAATTAACTTAGAAAAGTTTGAAAGCAAAGACAATCCAGAAGTTATTAAAGTAGATTTAAGCAAACCACAAGAACCGGAACAAGTAAATGAAGTTGAAACCACTGTCGAAGAGACAAATAACGAAGTTACACAAGAAGAGGACGTCGACAACGAAGCGCCCGCACTTGAGGAAATAACAGAAGAAGAGATTGTAACAGAAGAAGAGGTTATTGAAGCTTTAGATGCAAACGAAGAAACTGGTAAAGCTATACCTGAAAATGTTCAAAAGTTGATAGACTTTATGGATGAAACTGGTGGAGATCTTCAGGATTATGTTAATCTTAACAGGAACGTTAAAGATTTAGATGATCAAGACGCTTTGCTTGAGTACTATAAAAGAACTAAACCTCATCTAGACTCGGAAGAGATTAACTTTCTTATGGAAGATAACTTTTCATTTGACGAGAATGTAGATGAAGAGAGAGATATTAAACGTAAAAAATTGGCCCTCAAAGAGCAAGTTGCCGAGGCCAAGACCTACTTAGACGGGCAAAAGTCTAAATACTACGAAGAGATTAAAGCTGGAAGCAAGCTCACAAACGAGCAGCAGAAGGCAATTGATTTCTTCAACCGATACAATAAAGAGTCAGAGCAGACGCAAAAAGTAGCTCAACAACAGAAGTCTAGATTTAACAAGAAAACCGAGCAGGTTTTCAATAACGAGTTCAAAGGTTTTGAATACAACGTTGGAGATAAAAGATTTAGATATAATGTTAAGGACGCAGGCCAAGTAAAGGAAACCCAAAGCGACATTAACAACTTTGTCAAAAAGTTTTTGAACGAAGATAATACGATGTCAGACGCTAAAGGTTACCATAAGAGTTTGTACACAGCTATGAACGCAGACGCAGTTGCTAATCACTTTTACGAGCAAGGCAAAGCAGACGCACTGAAAGACAGTGTTGCTAAAGCTAAGAATATAAATACCACAGCTAGATCCACTCAAGGTGAAATGCAAGGTGGTATGAAAGCTCGGGTGTTAGGTGATGATTCTAATTCTTTTAAGTTCAAAATTAAAAACAAAAATAAAAATTAAAATTAAGAAAAAATGGCTATTACAAATGGACCAAGTTTAAATAGTGTACCAGCGTCAAAACAACAGACGCTAATATCAAACTATTTAGATTTTACGGGCGGAACGGATAACACGTGGGCCCAACAATATTTACCAGATCTTATGGAGAAAGAAGCTGAAGTGTTCGGACCACGAACTATTTCAGGATTCTTATCTCAAGTAGGAGCTGAAGAGGCTATGGCGGCTGATCAAGTGGTTTGGTCTGAGCAAGGTCGTCTACACTTGTCATACACAGGACACGTAGAGTCAGTAGGCTCTGGAGTTGACAGTGTTGGTGAGATTACAATCGAAGGACACATTGACGAAAATGCAACTTATACAGCTTCATCGCATGGTATTAGAGTAAACGACACAGTTATTGTATCTAATGCTGGTGGTACTATAAAAGGTTTAGTAACTGATGTTTCTGCTGACGTTATTGACGTAGCTCCTTATAATTCAGGTGCGGCTGGTTTTGCATCGGCAATGAACATTGGTACTTCTAAGAAAACAACTATTTTAGTTTACGGTTCTGAGTACACTAAAGGAGTTTCTTACATGAATGGTGGTGCTGTTACAACTCAAACTGATTCTAGAGGAGCTAATGAACCTTCTTTTCAGACGTTTAAAAATAAGCCTATCATCATGAAAGACTACTACGAAGTATCAGGTTCTGATACAGCTCGTATTGGTTGGGTTGAGGTTTCTGCTGAAGACGGACAGTCAGGATACTTATGGTATCTAAAAGCCGAAGCGGACACTCGCGCTCGTTTTACTGATTACTTAGAGATGGCAATGCTGGAGGGTGAGCTTAATGATGCAAACTCTGTTGCAGATTCCTCAAATGTTATGTACAACGCTGCTCAGGATACTGGCGGGAGTGGTACAGAAGGTTTATTTGCTGCTATTGAGTCACGTGGAAATATCACTTCTGGTATTACAGGTGTTAATGCTGCTACTGATTTAGCTGAGTTTGACGCTATTTTAGCAGAGTTTGATTCTCAAGGCGCTATTGAAGAAAACATGATGTTTGTAAATAGAGCTACGTCTCTTGCTATGGATGACATGCTTGCTTCTATGAACTCTTACGGTGCTGGCGGTACTTCTTATGGAGTATTTGAAAACAACGAAGATATGGCTCTTAACTTAGGATTCTCTGGATTCCGTCGTGGGTCTTACGATTTCTACAAGTCTGACTTCCGTTACTTAAATGACAAAGCAACACGTGGTGGAATTAACGCGGCTGACTCAGCTAACGCTATTAGAGGTGTTATTATTCCAGCTGGAACTTCAACTGTTTACGATCAGTCACTAGGTAAGAACCTTAAGCGTCCTTTCCTACATGTTCGTTACCGTGCTTCACAGACAGACAATCGCAAGATGAAGTCGTGGGTTACTGGTTCTGTTGGAGCTGCTACATCTGCTTTAGATGCTATGCAAATCCACATGTTATCTGAGCGTTGCTTAGTAACACAAGGTGCAAACAACTTCATGTTGATGAAGTAAGATTATATTTGGTGAAACTACCCTGCCTTCGGGTGGGGTAGTTTTATATTAATTTTTTATTATATTATATTATGGCTAAAAAGCAAACAAAAAAAGTTACCCACGTTGACAACACGGAGGTAAACGTTACACACGAAACAATCGCAGTTGAAACTCCAAAACCGGAGTTTAAATCAATTGTAAAAGAACAACCAAAAAAAGATACTTGGGAAATTAAAGACAGACTTTACAACCTGGTTAATTCAAGAAAACCTTTGTCGAGAATGATTAAAGGATCTAATATATACTGGTTTGACAAAGATAAAGGATATGAAAGAGAGCTTAAATATTGTGAAAATCAAAGAACTCCATTTGTAGACGAAATGCAAGGAGATCAAAGATTATCTCATATTGTGTTTAGGAGCGGAGCACTGTTTGTGCCTAAAGAAAAAACAGTTCTTCAAAAGCTTCTGTCTTTATACCATCCTCACAGAGATAAACTTTTTTCTGAACACAAACCACAGCAGGTTGCGGAAAACGAACTTGATTGGTTAGAGTTTGAAGCTGACGCGGTTGCGGCTGCTAGAAATCTAGACATAGACATGGCTGAAGCTGTGCTAAGAGTAGAGGTTGGCTCTAGGGTGTCAGACATGAGTTCTAAGGAGCTTAAAAGAGATCTGCTTCTATATGCTAAGAAAAACCCAGGTTTGTTCTTAGAGCTAGTTAACGATGACAACGTGCAGCTTAGAAACTTTGGTATTAAAGCTACAGAGATGAAAATAATAAAACTATCCTCTGATCAAAGAACGTTTACGTGGGGCAGTAATGACAGAAAGTTAATGACTGTTCCTTTTGATGAACACCCATATTCAGCTTTAGCCGCTTGGTTTAAGACTGATGAGGGAATGGAGATATACTCCAATATAGAAAAACGATTAAATTAATAATCATCCATAGTAGAAAGGCCACCAACTAGGTGGTCTTTCACACTATGAAACATGAAAAGAATTATGGCAAGCACGGTAACTGCATCAACATTAACGGTATCGCTCACGGAGTCTATTAATCTTAATGGACAAGAGATGGGCGCTACAAACACTAAGACTATAGCGTCTATAAACGAAATTTCTAAAAGAATAGTCACAGTTACCACAGCTGAGGCTGTGATAGCTACATTTAGCTCTGCCGTTGCTTCAGCAGGACACTACGTTGCGGCAAATGTAAGATATGTTAGGTTCACCAATCTTGATGATTCTAATTTTATTACATTAACATTTAGAAATCAAGATAATGATGAGGTGGCTATAAAACTTGATGCTGGACAATCTTTCGTGTGGAACGGTGATAATGCAAATGGTATGACGGCCGTTTTTAACGCAACTCAAGACGCTGATGCTGCTTCTGACACAGCTTTCGGAAGTTTAACAAATGTTCAAGCTGACGCGAATAATAATCCGTGTGACTTAGAAATATTTGTAGCAAGCGTATAAAATAAATAATTATGGCAATAAGTATAGACACTATATACCAAAGAGTATTAACTCTTACTAATAAAGAAAACAGGGGTTACATTACTCCTCAGGAGTTTAACTTATTAGCCAACCAGGCTCAGATGTCAATATTTGAGTCTTACTTTTACACTAAGAACTTAAGAGACAAACAAGATCTAGGTAAAACTAATGAGGTTGACGAATCTGATATAGGGGAGCTATTAGATGCTAAGCTAGGTCCTTTTGAATCTAATGAGTTTGTGGTTGGCGGGCATACTTTTCCATCTACAGTAGATGTTAACAATGTTGCACATGAAGTTTTTCAAACCGGATTAGTTTACCTCGGAGACGAAGTTTGCCAGAAGGTTAAACCAGCGGAAGCGCAAAGGTTTAAAGGTTCAATAAGACACATGGCGACAACTGCTAATCAAAGCCCTATATACACTAATAATAGAGTAACTGGTAGAGATATATCAGTATACGCAGGAAGCACAACACCATCAAGTGCTCCAGTGACCGTGCAGTGCTTTCGAGTGCCTACGACTGTTAACTGGGCATACGTAGTGGTTAGTGACGTAGCCTTATATAACGCAAGCGTTTCAGTTGATTTTGAATTACACGTGTCAGAGGAAGACACTTTGACGAATAAAATTTTAGAATTAAGTGGTGTAGTAATCAATAAACCGGGTCTAGCTCAAGTAGGATCTCAAAGAGACGCCGCGGAGTTAGCAACACAAAACATAAAGTAAATGGGAATATTAAGGCAAACCGCTTCGACTTACTATGATGCACTAACGTCTGGAGAGGCGTATGGTAGTTATAGATATATACCATTAAATGAAATCATAGATTCCTTTGCCGCTACATATGTTGGTGAAGGTAAGCTGTGTGAAGGCGTTGTGCTTAACGATATAAACTTTCATGCTATTAGAGCATTACAGGAATTAAGCTACGACACTATAAGATCCACAAAAGATTGGGAAGTTGAAATACCATCTACACTTGTACTAGTGATGCCCTTGGATTACGTGAATTACGTAAAATTAGCGTGGAGTGATAGCAATGGCATAGAGAGAGTTTTGTATCCAACCAACAAAACGTCTAACGCTTTTAATGTAACTAACCATCAAATGACGTGGGGAGGATTTTACCCTATAAACGGTGATGACGTTTCCCGTGACGCACTTGATAGCGACGGTAACTACAACTCTGATACCTGGAAGAACTACAGCGCTCAATCTGTGAGTGATATTGGTTCTGTAGACGCGGATAATATAGATGACGAATATGGTAGCCTAGTTGGTGGTAGGTATGGTATAGACCCCCAACACGCTCAAGCAAACGGCACTTTCTTTATAGATGAAGATCTTGGTAAGTTTCACTTCAGTTCCAATGTGAGTGGAAAAACTCTTGTGCTAAGGTATATTAGCGATGGAGTCTCTTCAACAAGTAGCGGTGGTATTGATCTTACTAACAGTCTAGTTCCGAAACTGGCAGAAGAAGCTATATATAAACATATATTATATGGAGTGCTACTAGCTAGAAAAGATACAAACCAAGGTCTGTTAGGTCAACTTAAAAAAGAAAGAGCAGCAGAAACTAGAAAAGCTAAATTAAGGTTGTCTAACATAAAGTTAGAAGAATTGACACAAGTTCTTAGAGGAAATTCTAAGATAATAAAACACTAAAGCATGGCGGAGTTAAGACGCGTTTTTTCTGGAGCCAAAATGAATAAGGACCTAGACGAAAGACTAGTTCCTACTGGCCAGTATAGAGACGCTTTAAATATTGAGGTAGCCACGTCTGAAAGTGGCGAGGTTGGTACCGCGCAAAATATTCTCGGTAACACCAAGCACAACACAATGGTTGCTAGTGCCGGCGTGTATGACGTACAGGTTAAGTCTACTTGCGTTGGGTCCATAGCTGCTCAAGATAAAGACAAAGTGTACTACCTTGTTTCAAGCGGAGATCAATATGATTCCGATTCATACGTAGACACACGTAAGGACTATATTATGGAGTACGATACCGTGTTGGAAAAACACAAGTACGTATTCGTGGATATACACAGTGTTAAAGCTGTAGCTAATGATAACGTAAACTTTTCTACTTCCGTAGAGATAACTTTAGGTTCCGGTGACACTAGTAATAAAACTGGTATAAGGACCGGTATGTTGCTAACTGGAACGTTCACAAATACTTCCGGTGGAACTATTACCGCGCCGTCTGGACAAGCGGTACTCAATAACACCACGTATCAAATTCAGGAAACTGATAACGTAAGGGTAATCGCTCAAAGTTATCCAGGTAATATGAGAACATACACGCTAAGCAAGGCTATTGCTTTAGCAGACGGGGAGACTATGTACTTTACGGCACCTCGTGTGTTAAACTTTTCTAAAAACACTATTATAACTGGTATCAATATATTAGATGATTTTTTATATTGGACAGACAACGTTAACGAACCTAAAAAAATAAATATACCTAGATCTATAGCTGGAACTGGTGGTTTAGTAGATTTAGTTAATGGTGATGAAAGTAGCACTTTTGAAGGTGACACGCCTTATTTCCACACTAGACTGGTTAAAGACAAGGATGCTTACACGCCACAATCTCAGAGGTATGAAACAGCTTACAATTCAGCCGGAACTTTAGCCCCTATATACATTAACGAGAGTAACATAACCGTTATAAAAAAAGCTCCAACTCAACCTTTGGAGCTAGAAATGTTCAGAAGTTCTGCTAGTAGGGTCAACTCTCTTACAGATGTAGAAAACTCAACATACGGTATACAGACAGGCCAGTCTTACGTTACAGCAGATGGAACGTTAATAGAGCCAGGAGAATCTATATCAGTTTCATTTGACTTTGAGGTAGATTTTAGAGTAGGTGACATACTGCTTTTTTCACAACAAACCGCTGTGTATGACCCAGAAAACTCTGAAGAAGACCATATTAGAGCTGAGGTTATTACTTCAAGTGTAACTAATCCTAATAATTTATTTCTTAGCGGGTTTGAAATCCGTATACTATCTATACAGCCTAGCGCAAGCGGGTTATCGAACTGGTATGTCAGGCGTGAATTGTCTGACCCATTATTTTCGTTTAAGTTTCCAAGATTTTCGTATAGATACAAATATCAAGACGGTGAGTATTCTAGTTTTGCGCCTTGGTCAGAAGTAGCTTTTTTAACAGATGCTTACGAATACAAACCTAAGAAAGGTCATAATCTCGGTATGATCAATCAACTTAGAGGGTTAAAATTAAAAGGCTATCACCACAGAGGTTATCAATACAACAACTACGATGCCAATATTATGCCACAAGATGTGGTAGAAATCGATCTTCTATATAAAGATACATCGAGCCCAACTGTTTACACCGTTAAAACAATCAACAAGGAAGATGGAACTCCTGTTTGGCCTGACTACAGCGGCCCAGGACAAGGTGTAACAGCAGTAGAGAGAGGTGAATTTGAGATAACTACAGACATGATACACGCTGTAGTTGCGTCAAATCAACTTATTAGACCTTGGGACAATGTTCCTAGAAAAGCCCTTGCTCAAGAAATTACTTCTAACAGACTAGTATATGGTAACTATTTACAAAACTATACTGTAGTAAAAGATCCTATACTAAATATAGGTGTTGATACTGAGAAAATTACTGACGTTGGTGAGGGTTACGCTAAGCCATCCGTTAAAAGCATGAGGAAGTATCAAGTGGGGGTTGTGTTTAGCGACGAGCACGGAAGAGAAACACCTGTTATAACTTCTAAGTCATCTAACGTTACGCTACCTAAATCAGCCTCTTCAACACGAAATAGATTATCTTGCTCTTTATCTTCAAATAGCAGTATACCGTCTTGGGCTAAGTACTTATCTTATTATGTAAAAGAATCAACAACTGAGTATTATTCTATGGCAATGGATAGGTGGTACTTAGCGTCAGATGGTAATATATGGATTTCTTTTCCATCAGCAGATAGAAATAAGGTTGCTGAAGAAGATTATTTAATTTTAAAGAAAGCTCATGGATCTAGTAATCCAGTTCATGAAAAGCAGAGATATAAAATTTTAGCTATAAGTAACGAAGCTCCAGACTTTATTAAAACTCAAAAAGAAAGCTTAGGATATTTATTAAACTCATCGCAAGATTCTATAGGTAACAACGTAGAAGGATACCCTATAGAAGACACTAATTTCATTGATATAAACGCTGCTATATTCAACAACATATTTGGTTCAGAGTTACTGGTAAACACTCCTGATAATATGAGTATTATCATAACTGGTCAAGGCCAGCAAGTTGAATACGACGTTAGTACTATATCTCTCATGGATGGAAAGTATAGGATTAAGTTAAAGAGCAAGTTTGGAGCTGAGATAAACTTTGCTACAACTAACGGGTTATATTCTGGAAGAATCAGTGACTTAGCTATTGAGTTGTTCTCCAACGAGGTTACCAATAAGCCTGAGTTCGATGGAAGATTCTTTGTAAAGATGTTCAAAGATGATGCTTTAAGCAAGCATATAGTGTCCGCAGATGATATAGACTCAATTATTACTAATTCTAGTGGTGTTAGATATATAGGTAACAATGGTTACGACAATGCTGGGTTAGGTCAAACCATACCGTCCAACGCAACGTATAGAGATAATGAGGACAGTATTTACACAAGTAGTGGACTGCAGCTTTCAAGACATCCAACTGAATATCTGTTTCACACGCACACAGTGGAAGAAAACGTCTACGGACAAGGTCAACCTATAAGATTCTGGGGAGGTGGTAGTACAGCCGGTGATACCACTACTAACGCTTTAGGGTTAAAGACACAGTACATAAACAACAACCCTGTTCACGCTATAAACAAGGATATTAATGGAGCAGAGGAGTTTTGGGATGGCGTACATGGTGATCATGATTTTTTTATTGATGCTTGCACTGCTTTCTCTCTAACAGGCGGTAGATATGGTGTTTCCTCTGAAGAATATGACACTCCGGGTCACTGGATTCAAGGTAATACGTTTCCATTGACTGACAGAAATATAGGCGCTATAGATGTAGATATTAATGATCCAGCGGATGAATTTCCAAGTTCTTTCAACCAAGGTAAAGGCCATCCTAGTAGAGGTATATGGGGTCCTAACAACACCTACATGGATATCTCTTTTTCTGGTATGTCAGGAGGTATAACAGAATCAGGTGATTGGGATGATCAAAACGTTCCTCTTAGGTTACAAGATGTTCCTAGCAGCAATGTGAATCAATCTAACGCTAATGAATTTATCAGTAGATTAACAACATCTGGAACTACATTTAGGTTTAGAAATGATCCTGACGAAGTGGTGTACACAGTGCAGCAAACAAGTCACAATCCAGCTCCGTATACAGATCAAGGGGGAAATGCTAGCACAGCTACTCACAGGCCAAGTACTACTAAAAGTACTGGAGACTGGGGTATAAGAAACTACCTTTCAAGTGGTAATAGTGACGGAAGTAAAAAGAAACACCAACATATAGAGCAAAACTTAAGGCAGAGATGGACTATAGTTGTTAGCCCTGGTATAGGTAGTGGCCCTAGTGGTTATAACCCTATAAGAGGCACAAAAAGCCCTCAATGGGGCGGGCCTGCTTATGGAGATGACAACTACAGAAGAGCTTTACACCACGATTACACAAATAAAGATGTCATAGACATAATAGCACCAAATATCAATGATGTAGGTCAAGGTTCTTTTACTGAGAATCCCGCGGTTTGGGAGACTGAGCCTAAAGAAAGCGTAGACTTAGATATATACTATCAAGCTAGTGGACTAATACCTGTTAAGCTTAACTCGTCTACAAATGAAGAATATATACCTATTGGCTCTACGTTTGAACTACAATCAACTACCACTTCCGCAACAACTACGCATACTATAACAAGTGTTAGTGATCAAACAGTTACCTTTAGCCCAGCGTCAAGTGCCTTAGTGACTCAAGTTACTGATGGAGAATCTGTGGTGTTTGCAAAAAGAAACAACTACTCTTTCACTGCTGTTGCCAACGGAGCAATGTCAGCAGGTGACTCAACAATGGTTTTACACGGCGGTGCAAGTACTGTTAATGACTCTTACAAGTTGTTCTCTCAAACTCAGTATTTAGACTGGAGTAATTGCTGGAGTTTTGGAAACGGTGTGGAATCTGATAGAGTTAGAGACGATTTTAACGGCACTCAGATGGACAACGGGGTTAAAGCGTCAAGTGTTTTAGCTGAACAAGTGCGAGAAGAAAGAAGAAAGCACGGTTTAATATGGTCTGGTATATACAACTCAGCGTCTGGTATTAACGAAACAAACCAATTTATAGCTGGAGAGAAGATAACAAAAGATCTAAATCCTATATACGGCAGCATACAAGCGCTACTGAATAGAGACACTAGGCTCATTATGTTCTGTGAAGACAAGGTGCTTAGAGCAGTTACAAACAAAGACGCTTTATACAATGCTGATGGTAATCCGCAGCTAGTAGCGAGCAACACGGTTATAGGAGACGTAACACCTTATCAAGGCAACTACGGTGTATCAACTCACCCTGAATCTATAGCTGTTACACCAAGTAATGTATTTTTCTCAGATTCATCACAAGGGCAAGTGCTTAGATTAACAACAGAAGGTATTGTATCAATATCTCAATTAGGTATGAAAGATTACTTTGCTGATCTATCTAAGTCTTATATATGGAGATCTCTAGGCACGTATGATCAAAATAAAAAAGAGTATAATTTAACTGTTTCTAAAAAGTACGGCCCTCAGTTAACACCGCATAGCCAAGAAACTGTTTCTTATAGCGAGATAGCTAATGGTTGGTCTAGCTTTAAGTCGTTTTTTCCTGAAAACGGGTTGTCTATTAACAATAACTATTACACGTTTGATGGTGGGCAGCTGTGGAAACATCATGATAATTTAACTAGAAATAACTTCTATGGCGTTCAGTACGCTTCTGATATAACAGTTTTATTTAATGATAAACCCGAGTCTGTAAAGAGTTTTACTACTATAAATTACGAAGGGTCAGCAGCTAAAGTGACAGCTTTTGAATTAGAAGCGGTTCAGTTTTTCAATAACGACATAACTAGCGGTAATGGTCTTGCTGGCTCTACAAACGTTGGTGACGGAGAATACTTTAACTTAGACGACGTAGCTGGTTGGTACACGGATAACATACGTACTAATATTCAATCATGCGAAAGTATTGAGTTTAAGGAAAAAGAAAACAAGTACTTTGGTAAAATAATTGGTACAACAACTGGCGTGGATAGTGGAAACCCAAACTTAGCTGGTCAACCAAGTGTCACTGAGGTTTCAGTAGCTAAAAACGCCGCGGACTCGTCAGTACAAGGTTTAGGTATAGCAAGTATAAGTCACAGTGATTCAGACCAGGGCAACAACATATCTATAATAGTATTAAACAACACATCAACTACCTATAAAAAAGACGGTGGTAGTAGTGGAGATGCTTACGATGCTACAAGCGACTCTAGCAACTGGAGAGTAACTTACACAACAACTCAAACACCTTACTGGTTTGGAGAAGCGGCAAAGGCAATTCCAGCCGCTCAAAACGTTGTTTTTTCTTTATCACCTATACTAGCTAATGGTTCATATAGCGGTTTCCCACTGTCGGCTGAAAAGTTTATCATTGGAGGCTCTCCAAGTGGTAGTCATGGAGCAGGTTGGACAGGCGGAAATATGGACACTCCAATAAGTAAAGTTACGTTTACGGATACTGGTATCGCGGGGCAACCTAACAACACTGTTACGGTAACGGTTTTACTTAACACTGGTTATACACCTAGTGCAAACATTATTGCTTATATAGATATAGATTTAGTAAGTGAAAAGGTTATGCCTAGAAACAATTGTCTAGATGTTGCTTATGATTTTCATGCTTCAAGTATTCAAGCTCACCCGATAGTTGGTAGCGGAGTCACGGATGTGGCTGATGTAACTGAAACAGCTTTAATAGTTGGTACCTCTTCTTTACAGACTTTAAATAGACACAAGACAGTTTTAGCTGAAACAGGTGTACCTATGAAGATAGCTAAGTACACATTTACAAGAGCTGGTGCATATTATTACGCAGGACAAAGTGATTTTCCTTCGGTTAAGTTTGAACAACTAGGTGTGTATGAGCCTTATTATAGCTATTATATACATCCAACTTACACGAGTGGCCTGTTAACAAGCTTTGATGTTAACATATACTACACGCCACCGTCTGACCCTAGCCTACTGCAAGACCCTGAAGATTTTTGTTCATTAGGTCATAAGGCGTATATATCATATACACCTTTAGTGGCTGATATAGAAGGGTTTGGTATCACTGGGGTTGATTATAATAAGTCTGTTGCGATATTATCAGGAGAACAAGCTATAACAGTGCTAGGTTTAGCTAACAAAAAGTACACTTTATCTGTGCAAAAGAAAACAAGCACAACAAGTTCAATTACAACCGAAACTCTTGGGCACTATAACTTTACCACTAATGAGTTTCAAACAGCCATCACTACAGATCCTGGTACTATAGGAGCTAACGGTAGGAATACACACCATGTAATACTACCTGAATTAAGTGCTACAACTAGGTATGACATTACTATAAACAACATTGTTGATGGTGTCATTGCTACAGTGGCGGATTCAGTTCCAACTTTTCCTGGAGAAGCATCTATAATCGCGTATGGCACTGAGACTTTAACGGTAACACCTTCTAGTACTTCTTCTACTAACTTTGGAACAATTCCAACGTTAGATATTATTCGTCCAATTGTGCCACCTGGTAAAAAACCTTTATACAAGCAACCTAAATTTGTGAAAATATATGTTAATGGGAACACCGGGTCTGCGGAAGATATAAATAAGGGTTTATCTACAAGATTAGTTTTAGACAAAGCCGATAGCAGGATAAAACCAGGTATGTTTGTTACTATGAACTTTAAAGGCAATCGTATACCAGATAAAACCAAGGTAGTATCGGTTAAACGAAACATCATAACGCTTAGTACCGCTTGCTCTATACTTTCAAGCGATTCTTTAGTAATATTCAAGTCTGACTCCTCAATAGTACCGTTTTCGTTGTCTATACCTGCAGGTTCTGGTAAAACTATTTACTTGAAAGATCCTACCACTGTAGACTTTACTTCCGTTGTAACAGGGTTAACAAGTGTTAGCACACAAGTTTCACCAGATTCCGCTGGTACAACTATGAAAATTGAAAGTAGCAGGGGTATAGTACCGGGTATGTTAATAACAGGGTCAGGTGTTACGGCTGACGCGCGAGTGGTCAGCGTGTTTGCCGGTGGAACCGCTATACAAGTAAACGTAGCTCAACCTAACATTTTATCCGGGTCAACGTTAACTTTTACACATCCTAGAGCAGCAAGTGGCGATGACGGCGACAACTCTGATGGTGTTAAAGTAGAGCATTTGCAAGCTTCTATGGATGATGGTAAACTAAAGGTTGAGGGATATCTTAAAGTTAACAGTATAAGCACTACCGCTCAACTTACTATCAATATAGACGATCTAGTAACAGTAAATTAATATATTATGCCATACGCAACATTAACATTTGAAGCTCCGTTAAACGTATCTTGTCAAGTAGGAGACACCGCTTATTACGTATCTACTAGTAGCGGAACAGTTGCTGACGGAGGTTTTACAAATCAAAGCGGTAATATAATAGAGATTGGATCTATAAGACAGATAAACAACGCGTCTTCATCAACGCCAACCATATTGGTAGATACAATACTAGGTTACGCTGAGCTCAACGGCCAGAATGATAAGTTTATATTATTTAACAAAAATAACAAGGCTAACATGAGTTCTCCTGTAGGATATTTTGCGTCTGTAAAAATGGCTAACAACTCTACTGGAGCTGCGGAACTGTTTAGCGTAAGCATGGATTCGTTTGAAAGCAGTAAATAAACGCCATAAAGTGTAACTATATATCAGTACAATACAATTAAATTTAATGGCTGATAATAGTTTACAGGAAAAATCAAAAGCCGATTTAGCTAAAAGTTTTAGAACAGCTATAACTTTAGTAGAACAAAACTTTAGAGAAATTGCCGACGGTGAAAATGTTATAGTTGGAACTAAAGAAAACCCAATTGTGCCTAATGGTGATCTGTGTTCTACTGAATCAACATTTGTTAACGGTGTGTACATAAGAACTATGACCGTTAAAAAGGGATGTGTCATTATAGGTGCTATACACAAGCATGAGCATGTAAACTTTCTTATGTCTGGCCACTTAGTGGTTGCTAGCGAAGACGGCGTGTCAGAACACGAGGCTCCTTGTACTATAATTGCTGGACCAGGTATAAAAAGAATAGCATACGCCCGTGAAGATTCCGTGTGGTGCAACGTGCATGGAAATCCATCAAACACTAGGGATTTAAAAGAATTAGAGAAAGAAACTATATTAGCAAGTTATGAAGAATATGAAGAGTACACTAAAAATAAATAAGTTGTAATGGGTTGGGTAATGGCTGTAGGCGCTGGAATTAGCGCTGTAAGTGCTGGTGTTAAAGCCGTACAAGCAAACAACAGAGCTAAAGAAGCTGCTGAAGATGCTAGGGAAGCAAAGCTAGAGCTTGATAAGCAGAAAGACGCGTTTAAAGCATTAGATACTAGTAATCCATATTTAAACATGGAGAACACTATGGAAGATCTAACTGTTAATACTCAAGCAGCTGAGTTCCAAAAACAACAAAGCATGCAAGGTCAAGCTAACGCTATGCAGAGCCTAAGGGGTTCTGCTGGTAGTTCTGGTATTGCCGCTTTAGCACAAACATTAGCTAGTCAAGGGTCTTTAGATGCTCAAAAAGCTTCAGCTGATATAGCCAAGCAAGAACAAGCAAATCAAGCCGCTGAAAGAGGTGAAGCAGGTAGACTACAAGGTTTAGAGCGTGAGGGTGAGCTTATAAGCAGACAAGCTGAACACGGCAAAATATCTGGGTTAATGGGTATGGCCGCAGATGATCTTAATACTCAAAGACAAGCTGAGCAGTTAGCTATACAGCAAAGACAAAACGCCACTTCGGAAATGGTGGCCTCTGGCGCACAAGCCGCAATGGGTGTCGCTGGAGGAAGAGGTGCTGCTGATGCTGATTTTAATCTTAAGAACGCTGAGGCTATAAAAGCTGGAACAGAAACCGCACGTAATCGTAATTTCACAATGGATGCGCAGCAATACTCCGCCACAAGCGCTATGTTAGGTGGTGTGGGTAGTTATGAAGCTGAAATGGCAGCTCTTATGCAAAAATACGGAATAAAAGAATAATGGCACAATCAGGAACAAAAGCACCAGCAGGAAGAACACTGGACTACGGATTAGATGCTAGCACTCTAAATAGAGTTAGAGACGCTGGACTGGCGTCAGCTAATTTACAATCAATGAAGGGTGGTGGAAGAGTTGGGTTAGCTCAAGCGTTAGGTGAAATAGGTAAAGGTGTACAGTTAATAGGTGGAGGGTTAAAAGCAGGTAAAGAAGCGTCTAAACTATTAAACGCGAAATGGCAAAATGCAGAGTCAACAGGCGGTTGGGGTGGCGCAAAACCTGAGTTAAAAGAGCAAATGACCACTCTTGAAAAAGAAAACCAAGCTGAATATCAAGCCGCGGTTCAAGCTGGAGATAGAACAAAACAGGCTGAGATACTAGCTAGGCAAGCTCAACGTGTAGAGCAATTTGGTAAACATAATGCTCTTGGTGCTTTAGTTCTGTCAACTAGAAAAGACGTGGGATTCATAGACAACAACGAAGCCTACTCGTTGGAAGATCAGTTATTTTTAAGCTCATACGCTGATCCAACAGAGGTAATGGTTATACCAAGTGAAGGAGGCGTTGTGAAAATGGGTGTTGATTACACGGACTTTTTTAAGCCAATATCGCCTGAGGGTACTACAAATGAAGAACTGCTTGAATCTGTAGAGGCAGCAAACATTCGTGATGCTCAACTCGAAGAGTTGCTCGCGGATCCTAATAGTGGATATACGAAGGTTGATGGTAAAATAATTAGATCACTGACAACATCAGAGATCACTGATATGCTTGGTAACGCAACTCGCCCAACTACAGAAGCTTTACAGATCAACAAGGAGTTTGATAGGATGATAGCTGATCGATTAGCTATAAACAAAGCTAATATAGGTGTTGAAGAAGAGAAGCAACAGACATACGCTTTTAGTGACGATCAAGTTAGCGCTAAGTTTGGAGAGATGATTAATGAAGGCAACCAAAAAAAGCTTATCTACGCTAAGTTAGATGGAGTAGGTACATTTTCTAAGGAGTTTATGTTGCACCCAGATTTTAAGTCAACTACATTTGACCCAAACATTGGTATGCCGGTTCCTGATGGTGCGACTGAAAATGGTCCCACGTTTGCGGATATTGCTGGACCTGATAAAATATTACAGGCATCTGAAATGGTAGGGTTAAGCCCAAATGATAGAGCGCTTATACTAAAAGAACTTCAAAAACCGGGTAACGAAAACATGCTAAGAGAATACTGGGGTGAATGGGTTATGCTTAAATCCAAAGGTAAAATGGGACTTGGTGGAGTTAATACCACTACAGATACAATGACCGCGGGTGCTGGCAGTATAAACGTAACTAACGCAACATCGAGAGCAAACGACTAATGGTAGACGAAAAAACAAACCAACTACTTCGTGATTTGGTTCAAACAGCTAAGGATTTAAACTTTGACATGGATGCTACTATGTCTAAGTTTCCTGAGTTTCAAAACGTAGATAGGCAGCTTCTTGACGATTTTGTACAGACAGCCAAGGATTTGAATTATGATATAGATTTAACTCTATCTAAGTTTCCAGAGATAACTGGAGAGAAAGGAAAGGAGGTTGAGCCGGGAAAGACTCAAGACCCAACGGTTTACAGGGGCGTACCGTATGGGTCGGATACTCAAAGGCCAATAGAACAACCTTCTTCTCAACAAGATGGAGATCCTATAAAAGAGCAAGTTGCAGCTTCTCCAGCTATGACACCTATGTTTCCAGAAGAAGAAAAGAAGGAGCCAGGTTTTTTAGACGGGGATAAAGATAAAAGCAAGTTCTATGAAAGTCAAGCCGCAATGAAACTTGACGCTATGACTCCAGCTCAGCAAGAGGAGGAGTTTGGTAAAGGTGGTTACATGAGAACTAGAGAGTACAAATTAGGTGTACTTAAAGGTAAGTTAGCAAGAGGAGAGTCAATGGATGGTGATACAGTAATTATACCACCTGAGTTTCAGTCTAAAAAACAAAAAGATGAAATTAAGTTATCTAATAAATCTTATGAAGATGAGATAGATTTAGGTAACATGAAAACCGTGGTTGACAAAAAGTTTGGTGATGTTAAGAAAGTATTTGATGAATACGCTGGTTTTCCAGGATTAAATGTTATAAACAACTCTGTAGGGTTAGATGAAAAGGTTAAATTTATTTTACCTGATGGTGAGGTTGTCGATGTAGATTTATATCCAACTGGACCTGGTGATGATCTTTTTAATACTAAAGCAGGTGTAGACGCTAAGTTGGTGGAGGTGAAAAAACTTGAGCGTATAAAAGAGTGGTACAGTGACCCGAAAAATAAAAAGAAAACTAACCTAGGTTTATTCAGAGTTCTTGGAGATCGATCAGATGACTGGCTTGGTGATAACTTTCCAACAAACCTAACTCCTATAAACGATGAGTTATCAAGATTAAATTACAGAATTAAAATAGATCAAAGCGTTGAAGGCGAAGTGGGAGCTGGGGGCAATAAGTATAGATTAGTGGATGTTGTTACTAACCGAAGTATTGCGGGTGGTTCAGCTGGAGATATTCAACAGCACTTATTCAATAACCTGTCTACGTCTCAACTAAACCAGTTAAAAGATAACAACACTGAACTAACAAAAGAAGTTATAGAGCAATATAGACAGCAAAAGTCAGATCGCTACGACTATCTTGTTGGTAGTCCAAGTTCTAGTATATACACTTTAAAAACAGAAGATAGTTTTCCTGATAAAGTTAATATAGCTTTAGATGGGTTAGATATTTCAACTAGAGACAGACAGATTATCAAAGCATATTTAAACAACGCTGTCACTAACACAGGTGATCTTCTTCAACAAGCAGGTGCGTCGCGGAATAAGTATAAAGAAAAAAACAAAGCTTACGCTGAAATGTATGATGAGCTTGTAAGTCTAACTAGCGCTAATGCTTTTCCTGGAAGCTTAGATATAACTAGAGCGGGTGACGAGCCTTCACAGTCTTTTGATCTTGATAACCCTGAAAAAGTGTTGAGTGAGCTAAAGTCTATTCTAACGTTACGTAAAGGTAGCGACAGCGAAGGATTATCGTTGTACAATAATATACTAAGTGAAGAGGTTGTTAATTCTCAACACTTAAGCAACTCTAATGATGTGGCTAATACCTGGTTGTCTTTGCTTAGCACGTCTAGCGAAAGAGGTGGCGGAAGTGTTTCAGATGAAAAGCTTAACAGTGCTGGCGTATCTGATTATAGACCAGAGATGCTAAGCGCGTTAATAGACGAAGCTAAAAGGGATCAGAATTATATGAATAAACTCGGTGGCATGACTGACACCTATTTAAAAATAGATGGAAGCTATGACGAGTTGTACTCTCAATACAAAAAGAGAGGAGAGGAGATAAACAAAGGTAGTAAAGCCGATATAGAGGTGCTGCTAAAAGACTTTAGAGACGATGGATTAGGGTATGAAAATGTTGATGGTAAACTAGTTATAATTGGTACTGATAAAAAAGCTGTTAACATAGCTCAAGGTAGATGGAATGAGCTCATGCATAACCAAGCTGAAGTAAACTCAGCATGGAATACCGGTTTATCTTTTCTTAATGCCGAAAGCAATGAGTTTGCTGGTGATGTGTTTTCTATGGGTGGTGTAGTTGATAGAGAGTATAACTACGGCACATTACTAGCTAAAGACTTTTGGGGCGGAGCTAGTAGTTTTGTAGAGGGTATACCAGCTTTCTTTGGATCAGGCGACGCTTTACGCGCTATGGAAAGTGGGCAGAGAGGAGAGGAGGCTTATGAGATGATGTATGATTATCAAACTGCGTGGGCCGAGGGAATGACAGGGCGTTATGTCGGTAGAGTCGGCGCTCAGCAGAGTGTTAACTTAGCCGTAGCTTTAGGCACACAATTTATACCTGGAGTGGGTGCGGCTATGAACGTGGTTAGAGCAGCCACAGCTCCAACTTTATTTGGATTATCTGCTGGAGGACAGCAAAGATCAGCTGTCAACCAACAAGTTGATACTGGTAAAAAAGCTAAGCTAGCTTTAAAATCATTAGAAAAAGATTATAAAATAGGTGCTATAAGTCAATCTATGTATCTCGATAACAGGGTTAGACTTGAAACCAGCTTAGCTCTAGGTGAATTAAATTTTGCACAACGTAATGGATCTGTTCTTGCTGCAGGTATAATCGAAGGTGGTATTACATATGCAGTAGGTACCGTGCCTAATGCTAGAGCTGCTATGAAAAACTTATCAGGCATAGTAGATAGAAGTGTTCATGCTTCGGCTAGAACGCGATGGGGAGCAGCTAGAAACTTTTTAGGACAATCGAGTAAGCAAGTAGGTGGAGAGGTTTTAGAGGAGGAAGCCATATATTTTTCTAATGAGTTGCAAGCTGGAGTTATGACAGGTAGAGACATGGACTTTACCCACTGGGATGATGTTTTAATAGCATCTTTAATAGTCGCGGGTCCTATGAACACTACAACTACCGCTTACGGTACGGTGATGCAGCAAGTGGCGAACGAACAGTTTCGTGAACAAGTTGTGCCTCAAATAGAAAAGGTAGGTGAAATTCATAATGCAATTAAAGAAGCAGCTTTAAAAAGTAGCCCTGAAGGTGAGGCTGAAGTTAAAGTGCTTCGACAAGGTATGACTGAGGCTTTAAAGCAAATGGGCTTGTCTAACTCCGCTATGGAAGTTAACGCTATACTGTCAGGAACAGCCGGTATCGAAACTCTTTTAGATCAAAGTATGGCAGAAAACGCTATACATCAAAAAGCCGGTATTAAACCTCAAGACACCCCTCGAGCTAAAAAAATGAAGCTCAAGAAATATAGAGCAACGTTATCTGGTAGAGCAGCCACAGCTCATGATGCTACTTTAAAAACTATAGAAGACACTAGAGCGAGAGTATACGCGGAAACAGAAAGCAAGTTTGACAATGTTGCTGAAGGAAAGGGTGGTATTATCGAAAGCGCGTATGGGCAAGCTGGACTAGATGTAGCGGCGGATATGGTTAATCCTGAAAGTCCTAACTTTAATCCTAAGTTCAATAGGATGGATAACAAACAGAAAGTTATAGCTGTACATGAGAAAATTAAAGCTCAATACAACGATCACTTGGTAGCCGAAGCCAAAGCGGACGCTAATACTGTTAAAAACATGGAGTTGGCTGTGTACGGAAGAGAAGGTGGCTCAACAACTTTGGCAGACGGAAAAACAAAACGAACAAGAAGAAAGCGTAAAGCTGAAAACGAGTATTTTCAATTAGCAGCGAATTGGGGCACGTCTAGATCAACACACGCATTATCTATAGCTAGCAAAGGTAGAGTTAACGCTAGAAACATACTGCAGGAAGAAGTTGTTGAAGGCATGAATGAAAACTCTATAGAGGAGTTTGCTGACAACGAAGCGATGGCGCAAGATGTGCTAAAGAACTGGAAAAAGAAATATGGGTATGTCAGCGAAGTCAAAGCTCAAGAAGTTGCTAAAAAAATAAGAGACGGCAAGATAGTAGCTCAGGTAGTTGTAGACGCTGAAACTAATAAAGCTAAATATATAACACTCAATAAAGCCGATGCTCTTAACGCTCTTATGCAGGGTGATTTGCTTCAAGGCACGGCGTATGCCCACGAAGTAGGTCACGTTTTAGATGCTATAGCTTTAACCGACGCTGAAATTGAGTTAATGGCTATAGGACTTGAAGAGTCCTTAAATGGAGAGCAAAGTTTACAACTTGTTAATGCTCAAGCGATACGACGTATGACAAACGTTTCAGATGGAGATTCTAAACTTCAACTGGAAAACAACAGTAGACCTTGGAATCCTAATACTAATAAAGTAGACTGGCGAAACTCAAAGCAGCTTGCTAAAGAAGAGTATATCAGAGCAGTTGGAGATATACTGGGTGATGGATATCACGCTCACGAATTAAAGCAGGCGCGTAAGATTGGAAAGCAAGGAATAAAAAATCTATTTAGAGAAAAGACAGGTAAAAGAAACTTTAAGTTTGACTCCAAAGGAGCAGCTTTAAATTACTTGGTTGGATACCTTGATGCTTTTAATAAAGGTGAAATATCTCAGCAAACACGTAGAAAGATAGCTGCTAAGAAAATGATGTCAGACGAGCAGTTAGAAAGAGAGACTGTTGGTAGAAAACAAGAATTAACACCTGAGGAGGTTAAAAACTCAGAGAGAGCTATAAAAAAGAGTAACAAAGAGGCGTCTGAAAGAGTTCAGAATGTATACGACGAGTTTGGAATGGATGGTATTCAAGAAATTATAGATGAGTTTGAAGTTATAGTGAATCCTGGTAACGGTAACCCCAAAGGAAGGTTTGGTTTAGTGGAGAAATATAGATCTCGATTTGAAATAGATGAACTACCTTTTTCTTTAGGTAGAACAATGCAAGAACGAAGGAACGCGATTGCACAAGCTATATACCTTGATAAGCGTGGTATATATGGTATGGTTGAGAAGTACAATTCAGACGGGCAAGTTAGAACAGATGACCAAGGAAACAAGGTTCCTCTAGCTGGATATATAAATAAGTATATAGAGAAGCGAGCTGATGAAATAGTTAACGACTTACTACAAGAAGAGGCAGTAACTAGAATAGATGAAACCCACAGTAATATAGAGATTGAAGATGACTCTGGCACGGTCGAAATGGAGAGAAGGAGCAAAGGTGTTAAGTTATACGAAAGATTTGGAGAAGATGGTTTAGGTATACATAGTAGTATTTTTATTGATGTATTAAACGGAGATATAAATGTTGATGGTAAAAACTATAAAACCCTTGGTGGTAAAAGGTTTTACCAAGTAATGGAAATGATGGGTATTAATCCCGTTAATAAAGCCGGTAAACCAAAAACTGGTAACTTAGATGCCACTGATGTAACTAACGCACAAAGATGGATACAGAAAAACATCCAATCAGTACGTGGCGCGGTAATACCAATGCACTCTACTATTAAAATGGTTAAAAACCCTAACACAGGCAAGCTTGAAGCTAGACCTGACAAGGCTGTTGGTATACCGCAGGTTTTATTAGATTCAGATTTGTTCACTAAGCACACTAGAAAAGATAATCTTACTGGTTACTCATTTAACGATAATTTAACTGACGCAGAAATAACAAGGGTTTTTGGTATAACAGAAAGAGGTACGCCAAACATTAAACCTAAAGATGATAGAAACGTAGGTCAACGAATAAGAGCCTTGGTTAAGCTTGTAGACATGGCTATGACTAATCAAGCGGCTAGAGCAGCTATGGATCAAAGAGGAGATCCTATCTCTGAGGTTTTAAGCGTTGCAGACGGTAGAAACTTAAACTTATTTTCTGAGCGAGCAGCTACAGAAAGCTTGCATAGCTACTTAGTAGACACGCCGGTGGATCAAGTTCAAGATCAAATGGTTGAGGTTATGAAAATAGCTTTTGTACATGGATATCATTCTCCAGATTCTGACCGAAGAGCTGAGTTTGAAAATAGACTTGACAAAGCGGGTATCCCACAAGACGTGCTAGCTTATTTAGATTCTAGGGACTTTGGTAGATACTTTACGGATGAAAACACTGGATTTAACGCACCTATAAAAAAAGCCCTACTGAGTGGTAAGTGGAAAGATAAGCATGCTAGAAAAGTGCTTTTGGATCTCGTGAATAACCCTTACCAGTATACGGTTGATGGTGTTAAATATCAAAACAAAAAAGCTTTAAAAGATCTTGAAAATTCATCAATAGCGTTAATGCAAGAATTTCCACCTCAATTTGTTAGAAAACTTGGTAGGTCTTTCTTTGTTATGGGTAGCTCAAGAGGCTTATCAGCCGCTAATGCTCCTAGATTTATAGCTGCGTATGAAGCTAAAATCAAAGAACCTGATATGATAGGTCCTATGATGTTTGATATAAACGCTATTAGTGCTATTAACGCTGGTAAACTGTTATCTTTTAAGATACAGAAAATACAAGCAGAAGATTACTCTGATCTATCTAAAGAAGAGGGAGCAAAAAGAAAGCGTGATAAAGTAAACCGGTTGTACGGTAAAGATATTGATGCCGCTAATGAAAACAACATCAAGGCTTTAAAGTACATGATTGAGACGATTGCTGAGTTTGGTAAAACAAGACCAGATCTTCAGGGAGGACTTCTTAGGATGCTACAAGGCGCAACTAACAATGTTAATAGCTTTAGATCGTACACAAGTATTAGCTTAATACAGTACTCAAATAAGCCTCAAACTGTATGGAAGGGGATTAACAAGAAAACAGGTAAAACAGTTTACTTTGCTAAAAATCCTACTAAAGTTCAAAAAGAGAACCATGATATCGCTATAAACGACAATCACCCAGAATATAAAGCAGCTTTAAAATACGCTAAAGTAAAGGCTAGAGAAAAAAGTAAAAAGAAAGGGTGGAATAGTACCATGGAAAATGAAGTTCAAGCTCAGCTAGCGGCTAGGTTAAGAATTAAAGGAGAGCATATTACCCCTTCCGCTAACATGATGCAGCTTTTAGCTACTAACATAGCAGACGTTTGGTACAACAACGGTTCTATAACTATGGCTACAGAAAACGCTATGAGCGGATTTTCTCAATCTTTAGGCACTGAGATATATAGTAGACTTCAAGACGATGCGTCTGGTTCAACAAGTCCAGCTGATATGTACCGTATGGTAGCAATACAAGGTAATCCAGATATAGACGTGGATAGCTTTAAAACATCTACAGGTGATTTGCAATATTCTGAGTTTGTAAGAGCTGAATTAGCTAGCAAAGCTCGTATTCAAGAATCTTTAAATAGATTAGATGCTATAAGAAAAGGTGACTCTAAATCATTGAACAATGTGACTGAAAACTTAGGGGCTATAACAAAGGGAGCTACTGATGTTGAAGTGCAAAATACTATTAATGACGCACGACGAGCAACAGCTAAAAATAGCGAGCGAGGAGAAACAAAAGGTATGAGCGCTTGGGACTTTGATGACACTCTTGCTATGACGTCTTCTGAAGTTATAACAACATCTCCAGATGGTGTTCCCGGTAAGTTAACAGCTGAAGAGTTTGCTACAGACGGAGCTAGACTTAAAGCTGAAGGTTATGTTTTTGACTTTTCTGAATTTAATAAAGTTGTAGGTGGTAAACCAGGTCCTTTATTTGACAAGGCTTTAGAAAGATCAAAAAAGTTTGGAACAGAGGATACGTACATACTTACAGCTAGATCTCCTGAAGCTGCTCCAGCTATAAAAGAATTTTTAGATGCAGTAGGACTGGATATACCTCTTAAGAATATAACAGGTTTAGGTAAATCAGAAGGTTCAGCTAAAGCTAGGTGGATACTAAATAAGTTTGCGGAAGGATACAATGACATCTATTTTGCCGACGATGCGATTCAAAACGTAGATGCTGTTCAGCAAGTGTATGACGAGTTTGACATTAAAGGTAAAGTTGAGCAAGCTAAAGTTAAGTTTAGCGAAAGAGCTAACGCTACGATGGAGCAAGTGCTAAGCGAGGGTCAACTTGATTTAGATGAAGATTTTAACATTGTGTTAGAGGAAACAAAGGGTGTAGACAGAAGGAAAGAGTTTTCTGCTGTAAAAGCTCAGCAAAGAGGTAAAAACAAAGGTAAGTTTAAGTTCTTTATACCTCCATCAGCAGAAGATTTTGCTGGGCTTCTTTATTCGTTTATGGGTAAAGGTGAAATAGGTAACAAGCACCACGCTTTCTTTAAAGAAAATCTTTTTGATCCGTTTTCTAGAGGCATTAGGCGTTACAACTCTGTTATGCAGGAAACTACCAGAGAGATTAGAGAAGCTAGAAAAGCTATACCTGGTATTAACGGAAAGCTAAAGAAAAAAATCGCAGGCACTGATTTTACTAATGAGCATGCGGTAAGGGTATACAATTGGTCTAAAGCTGGTATAGATATACCTGGTTTAAGCAGGACAGACCAAAAGATTTTAGTAGATGCGGTAGCAGCGGATGTAGAGTTAGAAGCTTTTTCTGAATCTATTTTAAACACATCGAACAAGCTAGGTGTAGACTTTGTTATTGATTCATCTTGGTTGATTGGTAATATATCATCTGATATTAACGAACAGATGCGAGACTCAAGATCTGTAGCCCTTAGTGATTTTTTAAGCAAGAGTGATGTTATATTTTCTGAAAAAAATCTTAATAAAATTCAAGCGATATACGGTAATAACTTTAGAGAAGCTTTAGAAGACTCGTTATACCGCATGGAGCACGGTGGAAATAGATCTAGGAATTCAGGTAGAATAGTAAATGCTTTGAACCAATGGGTAACAAGCGGTGCGGTTGGTACCACTATGTTCTTTAACACTCGTTCATCCGTACTGCAGCTAACATCGGCTGTTAACTTTGTTAACTGGAGCGACAATAATCCACTTGAAGCAGGTAAGGCCATTGTTAATCAAAAGCAATACTGGGGTGATGTAGCTATGATATTCAACTCTCCGTTTATGAAAGCTCGTAGAGGCGGTCTTCAAACAGACGTAAACGCTAATGAATTACTGGAAGACCTTAAAGGTTCTAAAAATCCGTTCAAATCCGCAACGGCTTATCTTTTGAAACTTGGTTTCACACCTACTAAAATAGCGGATAGCTTTGCTATTGCAACAGGTGGCGCTACGTTTTACAGAAACAGAATAAAAACATATCTAAAAGATGGTATGAGCCAAACTGAAGCCGAGTCAAAAGCGTTTGAGGATATGATGGAGTTAGCAGAAGAAACACAACAGTCATCAAGAGAGGATAGAGTTTCTCAACAACAAGCCAGCGGTGTTGGTAAGTTTATTTTAGCGTTTCAGAATACACCTATGCAGATGAATAGGTTAATGAAGAAGGCTTCGCTAGATTTAATTAACGGTAGAGGTGATGCTAAGGCTAATATATCAAGAATTATATACTACAGCACTGTACAAAGCGCCATATTCTATGGTCTTCAGGGAGCTTTATTTGCTTCATTATTTGGTGATGACGAAGAAGATAAAATAACAGACGAGAAACAACAAAGGTTGATAAACGGTATGATGGATAGTTTGCTTAGAGGTTCAGGGGTTGGAGGAGCTGTAGTAGCAACATTAAAAAACACTATACTTAGATTCATGAAGGAAGACAAAAAGTCTACCGATGATGAGTTTATGACAGAAGCTGATCATGCTTACACAATTATAGAGGCGTTAAATATATCACCACCAATAGGTATTAAAGCAAGAAAATTGTATGGCGCAGCTCAAACGTGGGAGTTTAACAGAGATGTTATAAGCCATATGTCTAAAACAAATATCAACAACCCTGTGTACGACGCTACCTTTGCTGCTGTCGAGTCAACAACAAACATACCTTTAAGTAGGTTGTATAGCAAGATGGAAAACATTAAAGCCGCTATGGATTCAGATAACGAAACATGGAAGAGAGTGGCTATGGCTTTAGGTTGGAATAAATGGAATTTTGGTATTAAAAATCAAGACGTCATTACCGCGAGAGGTGAAGTTAAAGAGATTAAATCTGAAGCAGCTGAGGTTAGAAGAGAAGAGAGAAGGCTTGAAAGAGAGGAAGAAAGAGCGGCTGAAAATGCTGTTATAGAACAAGGTTTTATAGAAGATCAAGCTCAAGAAAGAGCTGATGGTAAAGAAGACGTTACCTGCACCGCTGTTAACAACTCAGGTGTTAGATGTAAAGTAAAAGCAGTTGACGGTGGCACGCGTTGCACTATACACCAAGAAGTAGAACAACGCGCGGATGGTGAGAAGAAGCAGTGTTCTCACGTTAAAAGTGACGGTAAAAGATGTAAAATAAAAACAACAAATCAATCTGGAAAATGCTATTATCACGACTAACTTTATTAATTACTCTGCTATTATCATGTAGCTTTGTTCACGCTCAAGGGTTTAAGAAGGCTTTTAAGTTTGCTACTTTTTATTCAGCTGTAAACGGAGGTAACTCTGTTGCTGATCAAACAGTATGGTCTGTAGGTGATGGACTAAGCTCTACTGACATAGAGACTCCTTATGACTACAGTCTAACAATGGGTATTCGCAAGATAGCTAGATTTGGTTATGAAAATAGAGCTAATGTTTTTTATGACGGAACTGAAGAGTCTTGGTCAGATGGTGCTAATATAGGTAAGCGCAACGGCTTAGAGTTTCTAGCTGAGGTTAAATACAAAAGACAAATGGGTCAAGAGTTTCTTGATCAAAACCATTTCCTAAGATACGTAGGGGATAAGTACATTGTAAAAGGAGAGTATCTACAAGACGGCTTTGCAGATATATCTTACTTTGAAACATCGCAAAGAAGTAGGTTAAAGCTTGGAGATAAGTTTTCGTTTAACTTAGGTTTAGCACAACGAGCTTCTGAGCCATACGGTTATAATCCTTTGGATGAGTGGTTGCTTGATAACAACGATATACACTACACATACTTAGCTTTACAGGAGGGATACACGGTAGACGTGCCTAACGCAGAGTACTTTTCACCAGAAGGAGAGCTTGTGGCTACAAGTACTGAGGTGTGGGAGGCGGTTGTTATACCTGAGGTTATATCAGACTACGCTGAAAGAAAACGCGGTGAGTTAAATAAATTGATACAACACTCTGTTGTTGCTGGGTTTGATTTCTACCACTACACAGATGACTTTTGGTTGCACGCATGGGGAAACGTTATGCCATACCACGTGGATAGCGGTAACGAGTTTATGTATCACAACTCTGTTGGCGGCCAATGGGTTGATTTCTCAGGCGGGGCAATACTTGGATACAGGTACAACAAACACTTAGGATTATTCTTGGAAGGGAAGTACAATAAGTACTGGAATAGAGAGTGGTACAACTTTAAGTGTGGAGTAAACTATGTAATCTTTTAAGATATGGCTTATACTCAAAAAAACAACCCTTTTCCAGTAACGTCTTGCGGTAGGCGCAGGGCTGGTGGTATAGGAAGTGCTTTTAAAAAAGCTGACCCACGTAAAACCATAGGTCCAGGTAAAAACTTCAACAAAGCTAACCCAACTGGAACAGGTGGCGCAGCTGGAGGGGGTATGACTCAAAAAGGTGTTAATGAGTATAAAAGAAATAACCCAGGTAGTAAATTAAAAACCGCTGTAACTACACCTCCTTCTAAACTTAAGAAAGGTAGTAAAGCAGCTGGTCGTAGAAAATCATTTTGTGCAAGATCAAAAGGTTGGACCGGTGAAAGAGGTAGAGCAGCTAGACGTAGGTGGAACTGTTAAGTAAATAGCCATGGCATTTAAAATGAAATACAAAAACCTCAAAGAGGTTGTGAAACAACTTAACTCAGCGGTTGTTGCCCACGGTAAACAAGCTAAAACAATAAATAAACACATCGATGAGATGGAAGATAGCCCTATGAAAAAGAAAAAAGGACTAGATGGTAAAGCTTGCTGGGAAGGTTACAAGTTACAAGGAACAAAAAAGAAAGGTGGTAAGACAGTGGACAACTGTGTAAAAATGTAAGTTAAAATAAAATGGCAAAACAAATAGGTGAGGATACTAAAGTAACACTAGACCTCAAAACAATCGGAATAGCGGGTGCGGGTTTAGCTGCTTTAATAGGTATGTATTTTACGTTACAAGCTGACATAGCTTTAGCTAAGGAACTACCTGAGCCTCAGCCACCAGAGATATCACGTATGGAGTTTGACATGAAGGATCAGCTGGTTAGGCAAACTATAATGACCACTCAAGAAGATGTTATAGAGATTAAAGACGATCTAAAGAACATCGAAAGAAAAATCGATGAACTAAAATAAAATATTATGGTATCTAAAATAATTACTTTACTCTCAGCGGCTACGTTCTTTGTGAACATAGCTTTTGGGCAAAACCCTTGCAACAGTGATATATGCGTAGTGCAGTTTAACGCTAACTGGAACGGGTCTAACGGCGTGGGTTATTTAGCTGAACTTACAGACTGCAGTGTTATGAACGTTGATATAGGAGAGGGAACATGGCAGAAAGACTTCGGTATTGTGGTTGTACCAACCGTTATAGTTTTTAACGGGAAAGAAGTGGAGAGGTTTCAAGCTGATATAAGTTTTAAGATAGCTGCAACTAGAAAGGACGTGCAGGGTGTAATAGACGGTATAATTTATAGCGATTTTTAACATGAGAAGTTTTTTACTAGCATTATTCTTATTACCATTAACAATTTTTAGCCAAGATAGTTGGGTTAAAGTATCTGTACAGACAGATGACTATGGAGGAGAAACATCTTGGGAGATATATCAAGAATCAGAGATTGTTGCGGTTAGCCCTCCTTACGTTAGTAACTCTTTACAAGAAGTTGTAGTACCTCTTAACTCAGGAGGTTATAACTTTGTTATATACGACTCTTTTGGAGATGGTATATGCTGTGACTTTGGACCTGGATGGTACTCTTTAACTAACTCTTGTGGGTTAGAAATATACGATTACGAGTTTGCAGGTCCTTCAACTACAACATTTTTTGAAGTTCCGTATTGCGAGCCACCTATAATTGGGTGTATGGACGTAGGTGCTTTAAACTTTAATCCATGGGCTAATGATCAAGCACCGTGTGTGTTTCCGCCTATGCCTTGCGGACCTGGCCAAACAAATATTATAGCTTTAATTACACCTGATAGCTACCCGTCTGAAACAAGCTGGGATATAACAGCTAATGGAGAAGTTGTGGCTTCGGGTGAGGGTTACACTACAACAGGGGTTACTTCACCAACATACGTATGCGTTGGAGTAGGTGATACTTTAGTGGCTAGCATATACGATTCTTACGGGGACGGATTATGCGGTACTTGTTGGGGAGGGATAGATGGTTACTTCGATGTTAGAACTTTATGCGGTGAAGACATACTTTTTATAGGTGGCGTTGAGCTATTTGACACAGCATCTTCAGGACCATATATAGTCCCATCTTGCATACCTATAATACCTCAAGGCTGTACAGATTCAAACTACCTAGAGTATAATCCAGAAGCTTTAATAGATGACAATAGCTGCTTAACTGAGGTTGTTTTAGGGTGTACACAAGAAGAAGCATTGAACTACAACCCTACCGCTAATACTATAGAAACTGAAGCATCGTGTGATTACTCACTGGTGATCACAGACGGAGGAGCAGACGGTTGGTTTGGTAGTTGGTTAGGTTTAAAACAAGGTAGCGATCTATACGGCCCGTATCAAATGGGTCCTAATGATGGATATGAAGAGGAGTTTAACTTAACCTTAAACTCTAATGAAGACATAAGTGTTTACTTTTTTACGGGTGGCAACGCTGAAACAACAGCGGCTCAGTGTGGGTTTAGAGTTGAAGGTCCTAATGGAGTAGTGTTAGAAAGCGGTACTAATCCTTGGACTGATCCGTTGAAAAAGTTTCCTTACATATATAATGGTACGCCTGTTTGTTCTGACTACTGCGTATTACCCGTTGTAGGTTGTACGGATGATTTAGCTTGTAATTATAATAATGAAGCTAATGTAGATGAAGGTTGTTTTTTCTCTGTGCAGTATTATGATTGTGATAATGCTTGTAATAATGATGTAGACAATGATGGTGTTTGTGACGAACTCGAAGTAGTTGGATGCATGGATCCAACAGCATTTAATTATAATGTTCTAGCAACTGATGTAGGTGATTGCGAACCGTTTATATTTGGCTGTATGGACCCAACACAATATAACTATGATTCAGAAGCTAACACAGAAAACGGTGGTTGTATTCCTTACGCTTATGGTTGTACTGATAGTAATGCCTTTAATTACGATCCGTTGGCTAACACTGAAAATGGCTCGTGTATTGAAACTGTGGAAGGATGCGCGGACCCTGAGGCTTACAACTATGATACAACGGTTAACATACCTGATCCGGAAGTCTGTCTCTACGAAGCGGTAGGATGTGTCACTGGTTTAGGTGAGCCGTATGGAGATGGTTATTGGCTCAACGATATGTGTTTCGCTTGGGTCATTCAAGCTGATCCATATTGCTGTGAAGAGGAGTGGGATAACGCCTGTCAAGAAACATTTAACTATTGCTCTTCTACTAGCGTAGAGAATATGGAGGAAAATAACCTAGTGTTATACCCTAACCCAGTTGCAACGATATTGACTCTAAATAAAAACGTTGATCTAGACGTGTTTGATTTCGCGGGACGTCTTATTATATCAAAAACAAATACAAACACCCTAGATGTGTCCTTATGGACCTCAGGCGTGTATACCACGCGGGTAACGTACAACAACCGTGTGTTTATAAATAAAATTATTAAGTTATGAAGAAGAAGAAAAAGAATTGGAAAGGGAAAAATGTAGCTGAATTAAAAAGCGAGTTTAGAGAAGATATTGAGGTAAAAAAGAAAGTCATTGACTCAACTGGGTCTTCTGGGGAGGATGGTGATATTTTAACTACAACTGGCACTTCGATAAGGTGGATTGACCCAGCAGTAGCTCCAGCTACGTATACTTTTACTCAAGCCAGCTCTTCAGCAACTTGGGTTATCGAGCACAATTTAGGTAAATTTCCATCTGCAACAGTTATAAACTCTGCTAACGACGTTATAATAGGTGACATAACGTATAATACCGAAAATAAACTAACTATAACTTTTACAACAGGTCCTAACACCGGTAAAGCGTATTTAAACTAAGAAAACAAAATGCCTAAATTTTTAACTAATATAGACCTGCAGAAAAACGAACTGCAGAATGCTGTACTCCAGGTAATAAGTGGTAGCGATCCAAGCGCGCCAAATACAGGTCAAGTATTTTACGACGGAAACACGAACCAAATAAAAGTATATACTGGTAGCGCTTGGGAAAGTCTTGCCACAGCGGTGGATAACACCGAGCATATATTTGACACCGCTCTTAAAATAGGTCGTGACGCGGATAACCTTATAGACTTCACGACGGATAACATCATAACATTTAGGGCTGGGGCCGCGGATCAAATAGATTTAGTCGCAGGTGTTTTACGACCAACGGCTAGTGATGGCGTGGCGTTAGGTAGCACGAGTCTTATGTGGTCTGACTTATTCCTAGCTTCAGGTGGTGTTGTTAACTTTGACAACGGCGACATGACGCTTACGCACTCCGCCAACACGCTGACTTTTGCGGGAGGCACTACAGCTACTGCCGCTTTAACCGCGTCTGGTATTATAAAAACAGACGATACTACGGCCGCTACCACTACAACAGATGGTTCACTACAAACTGATGGTGGTTTATCTGTAGTTTTAGATGCTGTAATAGGTGATGATTTAATATTGATATCGGATGCAGCTGTTTTAAGTTTAGGTGCTGGTAAAGATGTCACGATAACACATGATAACGGTACTGGTGGTACCCTAGCTTCTGCTGGAAACTTTGTGGTAGACTCTACTGGAGGTACACTTACACTTGACGGTAACAGTGGCGTGTCAATAGTAGGCGGCTCAAGTGAGATTGATGTAACAACTACTGGTGCACTAGATCTTAACTCAGGTGCTTTTACTTTAGACGCTAGCACTCTCTCTATAGACAGCTCGGACAACGCGAATATAACTGTTGGTGGAACCAGCAAAACTCTAGATATTGACGCTTCTGGTGCACTGACAATAGATTCCGCTACAAGTATAGCGATAGGGGCCAATGCAGATAAACCTATTGATATTGACTCTAGTACTTTAGACATCGACGCTTCCGGTGCGTTAACAATAGATTCCGCTACAAGCATTGCAATAGGAGCCGCCGCAGATAAACCTATCGATATCGATTCTAGTACTCTAGACATTGACGCAAGCGGCGCTATAACTATAGATAGTGCTTCTACAATTTCTATTGACGGTGCTAATGATGTAAATCTTTCGATTACATCGTCAACCGCTGGTGAAGATTTAACTATCCAGCAGATAGGTGCAAATGATTCGTCTATTCTAATCACAGCGGCTGGTACAGGTACAGATGCTGTGAAGATCGATGCCACGGCTGGTGACATGTTAATTGCGCCAAACTTAATAGATGGGAAAACGTTAAAGATAGGGCCTTCTGGTGCTACACAAATAGTTCTCACACCACACGGTACAGCTGGTAATGAGAAAATATCAATAATAAACTCTTCAGGAACAGCTGATGACGCTATTAAAATAGACGCGGCATCTGGTGGTCTCACATTAGCTGCGGGTAATGATTCTTTAATCATTGATGCGGACGGAACAGATGCAGATGCTTTACAACTTTCATCAGCAGGTGGTATAGATATAAATGCAACAGGAGGAGCGGCTAAGGATATAAACATAGACGCGTCAGGCTCAGTACATATAAAATCTACCGAAAGCGCCTCGGATTCAATAAAAATCCACTCAACTATTGGAGGTGTTAAGATACTTGCTGACGCAGCCGCGGCAGGCGAAGATATCGTTATCGAAGCAACAGGTTCTTCTGTTAAGCTTAAATCTACCGAGAGTGCCTCAGACGCTATTGTTTTAGAGTCCACGCTTGGTGGTATTGACATACTGGCATCAGGCGCGGCTGCGGGTGAGGACATCGATATCATAGCAACTGGATCGTCTGTAAATATAACGTCAACGGAAAACGCCGCTAACGCTGTGTATCTACGCGCAAACGGAGGTGCAAGTGAAACAATTAAGATACACTCAGACCAAGGTACTGGAGCGGCGTCAATTCAACTACTCTCAGATGTAGGTGGAATTACTCTTACTGGTGATACAGACCATGGTGTATTAGTGGGTACTGTTAACGGCGCACCAATCTCCATTGGTCATACCACTTCAGAAACAACTGTTAATGATAACTTAACGGTGACAGGTACTTTAACTGCTACGGGTGGTTTAACAAATAACTCTGGTGTACTAACTATACTTGATGATACAGCTAGCGCCACTGACACTGGTGGTAAACTAATACTAGCTAGTAATGACACCGCTGCGTTGGGTGATACACACAGGTTAGGTGTTATTGAATTTCAAGCCGCTGAAGACGACGGTGATACTATGGTTACTGGAGCTCGCATCGAAGCTACTGCTGAAGCCGCGTGGAGTGGTACGGAGAATGGCACCGCTTTAGAGTTTTACACTACCGACGCAGACGCAGCTCAAGGTATAGCTTTAACGCTAGACAGCGATCAAAAAGCTTCTTTTGCTTCAGACGTTGCGATTGCTGGAAACTTAACAGTTGCGGGAACAACAACAACTGAGAATACAACGATTATAGAGAGTACTGTTTCTGTATTGCAATTTGAAGGTGCAAATGACAACGCTCACGAAACAATACTTAAAGTTGTTGAACCAATAGCGGATACAACATTCTCTCTTCCAGCTATAGCAGCTGGTAACTACTTCATAGCTGCACTAGCAGATGCCGCTACAGCTACTTCGGCCGCTGTGACAGCGACAGAGTTTGCTTTACTTGACGGTGGTTCTTCGATTGGATCAACCGCAGTATCAGCTGGTCATGGTATTCATATGAACCATGGTGGGTCAATGGCTCACACTGACGTCGATACTCTTGACACATACTTTTCTGCGACAACTAAGACGTTGACCAATAAAACGTTGACGACTCCCGTGCTTACAAGTCCAACGGTTACAACCTCTATAGTTCCCACAAATGCTAATACAGCTACTCTTGGAACCGCAGATAAAGAGTGGGGCGATCTATTTCTTGGAGATGGTGGTGTTATTAAGCTTGGT